CAGTTAGGGCATCTTTTTTAAATTAAAATGTTATGAAGAAGTTTATAGTTTTATTTATGATGGTTCTTGCTATGATGTCATGTGCAGATAGCAAGACTTTTGAGAGAGCTGATGGGACTAAGTTTGTAGCTGAACCTTATGGTTGGGCTAACTACCAATCTAATAAGATTGAAGGAGTAACATATGAAGCATGTTTTGAGAACATTGTTTGGGATATTGTTGCTATAGAAACCGTAATTGTTCCAGTATGGTTAACTGGCTGGGAATTGTACGAACCAGTTTCTTATACCGAACCAAATGTTACTAAGTAATTATGGATACTTATACACCAATGAGAGCTATGATTGTCTGTGCTAATGGCACAGGCGATTATATAAAGAAAGAGGATGCAATTAAGGCTTTACAAAATATTTTTGAAGAAGATTCTCAGAAAATAATAGAAGTTTTTTTAAAAGAATTTGGATATGAAGATACAACTACCGGAACTTGATGTAATAAGCTGTAATGGCTCTTGGACGGGTTTAATCTTAAAGAAACATCTTACATTCGACGAAGCTCGTTTTATTGCAGCATCAGCATTAGGAGTAAACATGGATTTACTCTTAGATGATTGGTGGGCAAGAAGTATTGATGAGGAAGACGATATTAAGGATGAAATTGATGATTTTACTAATGATGTAGAAGGGCTTCTTACTGGTGAAAATACTTGGGATTATTTTACTAATAGTGGACTTTAGAGGAGGGCCTAGAGGACATATGCCCTACAATGTTTCTCCAAATGGTTTATGAAGCTAATTATTTAGGCTTATTATGAAAGTAATTTTCTTAGATATTGATGGAGTCTTGAATAGTAATGATTGGTATGTCAAGACTCGTGGTGTTGGAGGATACAATGGAGGAGACATTGATCCAGAATGTATTGAGCTTATAAATGATTTAATAGATGCTACTGGGGCTAAAATAATTATGTCTTCATCATGGAGGTCTGATTATGAAAATTCTTGTGAATATTTGTATGACAATGGCTTATATTGTGATGCAATTATAGGAAAGACTCCTCACTTCTGTTATACTTGCCAGAATGATGACATCAGAAGTACACTTTGTAGAGGGAACGAAATACAATACGTATTAGAGTCAAAAGATATAACTAGCTACGTTATCTTCGATGACGATCAGGATATGCTATACTCCCAAAAGGATAATTTTATCCATATAGATTATATGCATGGTATTACGAAAGAACATATTGAGCAAGCAATTAAAATATTAAATAAATGACTGTAGATTTTATAACAACAGAAGCATTAACTGATGACCAAATTCTTAAATGTTTTGGTGAGACGTTACTATATGGGGAAGGTAAATTTATTGAAAATGACTTCTTTGAATCCATTGAAGGTTCTCTAGATGTCTATGGGTCATGCATGACAGAATCCTCAAAAGGAGAAGTTATTAAACAATTAAAGGTACTACTAACTAAACTAATAGAAGAATTATGAGTAGTTATTTAAATATTTATGGTATTCCTAAAGAAGGAGATAAGCCAATAGAAATTGTAAGTTTCAGTAGGTCTCATTGTGTATACAGAGCGATATGTGATGAAATAAATATTGCTTGGGCTGGAAACAGTGATGTCTATACTAATCTCACCACTGAAATGATAGACCAGGTAGTCAGAAGCATAGAGGAAGACTTAAAGAGTTGCACGAGTAGGCTTCAAATCTATGAGAAGTACGCTTCGCAAAACTCTGAATATATCCATGAAATTATAAGCCTACAAGAGTATATTGAAGAGCTTAATACTACAAAGTCCTATTGTGAAATGATAGGCACAATAGTAACGCAATGCTCTCTTTCTCTTTCTGGTTTTAGTAAAATTTGCTGTAATGTATCATGAAATTTAAGTTAGAATTTACATTTGATATTTCTGACAGCTCACTGCTGATAGATGCTAACGATGGTAGAGATGAGGAATATACTAGCCTAGAAGATGTACCGGAGGATACTCTAATGGATGTAGTATATCATTATTTAGATGGGGTTGTAGAAGGTATGACTTATGATGAAGTAACAATTAAGAAATTATGAAAAGGTTTTTAATTCACGTTAGTACTAGCTGGTGCGGAATGGATGATACATTCCGTGCTATGGCAGAAAATGATTATGAGTTGGACGAAATAGCTAACCAGTTAGCTTATGAAAACTTCCAATTCTATGATTGCGAGAATGATATTGCTGAGGAATTTGGATATGACCCAGATGATATGGAAGATGAGGATTGGGATAAATTATGGGAGCAAACTAGTGAAGGAGACTATTATCACTATACTATAGAGGAGTTTGAAGGCGACGATGAGGAATGGGAAGAGTATGATGGAGAGATTTATGGAAAGGGAGAATGATGGAAGATTTTAAATTCTATGAAGTTGGTGGTAAGATACGTGATGAATTTCTAGGAATAAAATCCAAAGACGTCGATTACGTAGCTGTACCATCAAAAGAAGTTTTCGATAAAATCCACCCACGAGAATCCCAACCTAGTCCAGCTATGTTGGTGTTTGATGAACTGAAGGACTATTTAGAAAAACAAAAGTTTAAAATTTTCTTAGTAACTCCTCGTTGTTATACCATACGAGCTAAGTTTCCAGAAGGACATAAATATCAAGGTATAGCAGATTTCGTAATGGCGCGTAAAGAAGTAGGATATATTCCTGGTACTAGAACACCAATAATATATCCAGGAACTCTTTACGATGATTTATCACGCAGAGACTTTACTGTTAACGCTCTTGCAAAGGACCCCGATACTGGTGAAATTGTAGACTACTTTAATGGTATGAAGGATATATGGGGAAGTATTATAAGAACTCCTCTAGACCCAGTGAAAACCTTTGACGATGATCCTCTGAGGATTCTCAGAGCAATAAGGTTTGCTATTACTAAAAGGTTTACTATTGCCGATGACGCTTGGAGGGCTATGAGGAAGTATGATTACTTCGACAAGATGTCTGTAGTATCAGAGGAAAGAATAAGAGAGGAATTAACTAAATGTTTTAAATATAATACATTAGGAACACTTCGTTATCTAAGTCAGCTTCCAGAGCTAGAAGAGTATATCTTCAAAAAGACTAACTTGTGGCTCAAGCCAACTAATGAGAAATAATATGTATCATATTTTAGAATCTCGTAAATTAACTGAATCTCTAAACTCTCTTCCTACAGTTAGAGAGATACATTTTGATGATGTTATAGAGATTAGGAGAAGTATTGGTCAGGGAGCTTATGTATGTAAATTGTTAGCTCAAAAAAGCTATACTAATGAAGATGCCGTTAAATTGTTTCACGATAAAATGAAAGAAATTTGTAATGATTGATTCAGAAAACTTATGCAGAAAGGCAATGGAGATTTACGGATTTCCAGCTCAGGCTGCTATGGTGGTAGAAGAGTGTAGTGAACTTACTAATGCTATCTGTAAGTTTAGAAGAGGTAGAGTTGGTAATGATGATATTATAACTGAAATTGCTGACGTTATGATTATGTGCGAACAGCTTTCTTATTATCTTGGAAAGGAAAAAGTTGAACTGGAAAAAGAAAGAAAGCTAGAAAGATTAAAAGAACGTTTATCAAAATATACTGATTAAATGAAAGAGAGAAAACTTATTATTTGTAGAGGTATTCAAGGAAGTGGTAAAATTAACATCTGCTAACGTGGTTTACTAGGTTCTGGAAATAAATTTAAGTAACTTTGCATATACTAAATATGATACGTATGTGTGAAGAAATTAAATTTATTAGAACGTGTCCCAACTGTGGTAAAGAGATTACATACGCTAGGAAATCAGATTACAATAAAGCGGTTAAGAAGGGTTCGGTGTGTAAGAGCTGCGCAGCTAGTAAGAGCAGTATATTTAAAACTGGACACCACTTTAATGACTCTATTAAGAGAGGAAACAGTTTGAATAGACTTATGACTGAACAAACCCCTCAATCGTTTTACTGGATTGGATTTCTGATAGCTGATGGTTCATTCCATAGTGGAGGTAAATTTGAGTTAGGGCTCGCAGAGAAAGATTTGGGTGTGATAGAAGCATTCTGTGAGTATATAGCTTATAACAATAAGATTATGTATAGAGAAGATACTAAATCATATCGTATATCCTTTGCAAATAGTATAGAGAACCCTAAATTTATGGAGAAATACGGATTTAAGCCTAGGAAGACATATAATCCTATAGATTTCTTTGTATTTAAGGATTATGATAAGGAATTACTGCTAGCTTTACTAATAGGAATAATAGATGGTGATGGAAGTATTCAACCTAACGGTTCTTCTAATGCCTTCTGTATAACTATTACAGCTCATGAGTCATGGACCCAATTCTATCAGGAATTTATGGAGACGCTTGATATTCCAGAGCACATATCAAATAGGGAAGGTTCTACAACTATAACTATCAGGATATGCAGAAGAGAGATACTACAGTTGTTACAAGATGTAATAACTAATAATAACTTATTTCATTTGAAACGTAAATGGAACAAACTAATGATAAAGGAGCCCTCTGCCAGCGAAAGCTAATTATATGCAGAGGGCTCCAGTGACAGGGGTCGGGAAAGTCTACTTGGGCTAAACAATGGTGTCATGAAGACCCAGAACATCGTGTGAGATTCAATAATGATGATGTTCGTAACATGTTAGGAGACTATTGGGTTCCAAGTAGAGAAAAGTTAGTAACAGAGGCTAAAGCTAATATGATTACATTTGCCCTTATTAAGGGTTATGATGTAGTAGTTGATAATATGAACCTAAATCCTAAAGAGGATGCATGGATTCGTACTTTGTGTGAGAATATAGAGAAAGATACTGGTATTCATGTGAATATAGAATACAAAGACTTTTGGACTCCGGTCGAGGAATGTATTCGTAGAGATGCGGCTCGTCCTAATCCTATTGGGGAGAAGGTCATTAAAGAAACTTGGAGACGTTACAGAAACTTTATCATTAGTTCCGATATTAAGGAAATGCTTAAGAATAAGGCTGAACACGTTGATGGAGGAAGACCAGTGATATTAGTAGATATGGATGCCACTCTTTGCCTAAATACTTCTGGAAGACCGTTCTATGGAGAAAATAGTGCCAATGGTATGCTAGAGGATACTCCAGTAGAAGAGATTTGTCGTCTAGTAAGACAAATGGGAGAACATTGCTTAGTTTTCATAGTTACTGGTAGAGAAGGAACTGCTGAGGTTGTAGATGCTACAAAGGAATGGTTAAAGAAGAATGAGATTCCGTCTGATGCTATGTTCTTTAGACCAGTAGGAGACTATAGTCCAGGTCCAGACTGTAAGAGAAGAATCTACGAGGAAAATATCAAGGGAAAGTATAACGTACAATTTGTCCTTGATGATAGTTCTAAGTGTGTAAAGATGTGGAGAGAACAGGGACTTATATGTCTACAACCTAACGAAGGAAAGTTCTAATATGAAACTTCTACAAAGGTTAAAGAATCTATTTCTTCCAGAAGGCAAGATCTCCGATGGATTTCATAGCTTTGACGAACTTTATCATTATAGAATGCTGTATAATGCAGCATTCTTTAACAGTTTAGAAGGTAAATATGAAGTCCACAAATCTTATAGACACTCAGATGGAGAGCTATGCTTTGGAGGAGGATGGTTCATAGTTATGGCTTATCTTCCTACTGGTCAAGTAAGTAATCATTACAGAATAGAGGATTGGAATCTGTTTAATATTCCTGAAAGATGGAAAGCAGATGAATGGGATGGTCATACTCCAGTTGAAGCAGCTAATAGATTATATAGGTTTTGTTTACACTATAATGAATATTATCCTATATGGGAATGTTAGTAGGACAATTAATTAAAATATTAGAGCAGTTTGACCAAGACAGAGAGGTTATGATACACACCTTAAGCGGAGAGACTGTAGAGGTTAGAGGCTACTTTGTGCAAAAGGATATAGATGATAATTCGTTTTATATAACTGATTTGGACGTAGTTCCTAGGTGATATGAATATAAAAGAAGCTATTGAACATTGTTGGGATAGAAAAGACTACCCAGAAGTATTTAGAGATGATGCAGGACTGGATATTTCTATTCCTGGATTTATCACTAGGGGTTCTTGGATTAGAAATAATTCTCCGAGAACTGTTACACTAGATGTAACTACTTATCGTGGAGTAAGTTGGAATGCAGTTCATTATTATGGTAATATTATCATTGATGGAGTAAGTTTCAGTCCAGAGGACAGCCCAAATACTTACACTATGTGTACGGAAACATATGAGGCTGAAGAGAAAAATCCTCTAGCTGCTGGATTCTATAGAATAGAATTAGTAAGGCCTGTTACTTCCGAGGAAATTGAAAAAGATAGTTCACGATGGAACGGATATAAGGTTGGTGATAAGACTAACGCTTTCTATTCTCCTGAAGATGTAATAGCCATAGCTAAGGAAGTATGTAAAGCCAGATTCCTTGGCAACTGGAAACTTAAGATTGTTGACTATAGTGGAAAAGACCTGGATTCTGAAATTTTAATCAGTGAGCTATGACAAAATTTAAACTATATGAGGATATATTGTCCCGCTCTTGGAACAGGTACTTCTATGATGTAGAAGCTAATACTATAGAGGAGGCGGTTGAGAAAGTTAGGTATGGAGAGGTTGATTGTTATGATTCCGAACAAATCTATGAAGTTATTGATGAGTTAGATCCAGTAGATAATAATGGAAGTCCTACTAGAGAGATTTACAATGATAAGGATGAACTTATGTGGCATAATGCCGAACTAGTTAATGGGGGAGAGATTATTACTCAAAGTATAAGAAGTATTTCCGAGAATTTGTCGCTAATTATGGAAGGTGAGCCAGAATTGTTTAGAGGTGGAGATATAGCATTTTCTACAGCAAGAAGAGTGATGGAAATGCTAGGTTGGAAATGTTCTTATGCTGGAAAAGCGACTCTAGGACAAGATGCATACTATTGTATAATTTGTACAAAACCAGATAAAGATTTTAAATATAAGATTTTTGGAAATGCCTACGAAGGAAGTATAAGTATATCTAAAGAAAAGCTATGAAAGATGAATTAGGAGATAGAATGAAATCTTATTAT